CCCATAACGTAATATGGGAACAGTACGAGGCCATTTCCCACAGCCTGGATGACGCATTTTTTCAGCATCACATTACAATTTGTTAACAATTATTAAATTTAATAGATTTTACGGAAGATATCCTATATAATGGATCTTGATCCGGGAGATACCTGGACAAGATGAAAGGGGAGTTGCACATGGATCCTTACATGATGGTTTACCGCACCAAGGAACACTGGCATCCAGTATGTATTAGTGGAAAGGTGGCATAAAGATGACTGACACAAAACTTCACCTCTCGTCCCTGTACGGTACCACGGCCCGGGATCCGGGCCAGTGGGAGCCGGGGGACCGGCCTGCACTGAATACCTGGTATCCCTGCAAGCGCAAGGATGATTATTACAAGATCATTCTCCAGCAGCGCAGGACGGATCTGTATGGTCCCCTGTATCGCGTGGTGAGTCTGCGGGGAGCTGACATTGGTTTTGACCTGACCCTGGCCATGGCCAGGACAATGATCTGCACAGAGACACGGAGATGTTAATACGTTAATTAGGAGGATAGCCGGACGGCACAGATGTTTAGTCACTAAAGGAGCGATGGAAATGACAGTTTACGAAAAAATCATCAACCTCGATGAAGAAAAAATGGCTGAATTTCTGCTGAAATTTGCCAATGACACTATCAATCAGTTTGGCAGTTTCATTATGCCGGACATCGAACGGATTCGGGAATTTTTAGCACTTGAATTTATAGGCAACTGATTCGTTAAAGGAGCGGATTAAGGAGGTATAATATGGATAGTTTACACGCAGAGAAAAAGGCCTTTCTCCAGAGGATGGCAACATCCGGATCCTATTCCAATTCTAAGGACTTCTACCTGGGCCGGATCCGGTTTATCCTGGAACAGCACAACTTTGAGCAGCGCGAGCAGCTGTTGGGCATGGTCCTCCAGTCCGCGATGAGTGACCGGGCCCTGACCGTCTCGGAACTCATGTACATCATCAATAAGGTGGAAGAAGCCCACCAGAAATCATTGGAGGCGAATTATAATGAACAGTGGCAGCCCTAAAATCGTGGTATCCGTTTCCCTGCCGGCTGACCTGATCCAGATCATTGACGAGCTGGGATCCTGGCAGAACCGAAGCAAGCTGATCACCCTGGCCCTGGAGAACTATGTCCGGATCAAGGATCCTACCATCTGGAAACTGCTGGAGATGAGGAGGGAAGCACATGGCTAAGCGAAGTATTTTCTCCTGGTCTCCGGAGACCTACAAAGTGGAGGCCCTGGAGAGCCTGATAGGATCCGCGAACAAGGATGACATGTGGGCCATCCGGACAGAATACACCCGGCTGCGGGACATCGCTCACAAGCGTTGGATGCGTCTGGGCCGGAGCGAGTTTGCCAACCAACCAGCGTACACATCTCATGCCGGGGACTTTCCCAAGCTGAGAGATATGGATCCCAGGGACCTTCCCAAGGCATTTGCAAATATGGTCCGTTTTCTGAACGCACAGACCAGCACCCTGTCCGGCCAGAAGACCCGGAGGCAGAAAAACATCAAGGAATGGAACAAGCTGGGACTGAACCTGACAGAGGAAAACTATGATAATGTAATGCAGATGCTCCGGGAGATGCGGTCCAGAAAAATCATTTACGGCTCTGATAAGGTGCTGGCCGTGGTGGAAACAACCATGCAGAAGGGCTGGGATTTTGAGGAAGTATTGAACAGCCCCAAGCTGGCTAAGATGCTTCGGGCGCCCAGCAAGCTGAAACGGATCCCCAAGAAAAAGGGTCAGTCCCTGGATGACTATTTCAAGTAAGGAGAGTTAATATATGCAGGTTTTGAAATGTGCGGATTTCAACCCCGCAGCATTTTTCAAGGATGCCCCGAAGGTAAAAAACCGGAAGGGCAATCCTGGAAAAAAGATTCGTCATTATATCGGAATCACTACGGCCTTTGATATTGAGACGAGTATTCTTCCAGGAACAGAGCAGGCTTTCATGTATATCTGGCAGTGGGCATTTGGTGAGGACACTGTGGTAATTGGCCGGACCTGGGATGAGTTTACCGATCTCCAGAACAGGATCCGGCAGTCCCTGCCGGAGGGGTACCGGCTGGTGGTCTATGTCCATAATCTGAGCTATGAGTTTCAATTTCTGAAAGGAATATATCAATTTACGGAAGATGATGTTTTCGCTGTGGGATCCCGCAAGGTTGTCAAGGCTGATATGTATGGAGCTTTTGAATTCAGATGTTCATATAAGCTGACCAACATGAGCCTGGGAGAATTCACCAGCAAGATGAATGTAAAACACCAGAAGCTGTCCGGGGATGAATTCGATTATTCACAGGTCCGTTATCCCTGGACGGAGCTGACAGAGCAGGAGCTTGCCTATTGCTACCATGATGTCATTGGTTTGGTGGAGGCAATCAACGCACTCCTGGCCCGGGACGGTGACACCCTCAGCACAGTGCCTATGACCAGCACCGGATATGTCCGGAGGGAGGCCAAGGCTGCCATGAGGCAGGGAGCCTCCCATCTGGCCATCCGGGACAGTATGCCGGAGTATGATGTTTACCTGGCTCTCCGGGAGGCTTTCCGGGGAGGAAACACACATGCCAACAGATACTATACATCTGACATTGTGCATAAGGTTCACAGCGCGGACCGGAGCAGCAGCTATCCTTATTGCCTTTGCAATAAAGAATTTCCCTCCAGGTTTTATCCTATCCTGCCCAGTGATCTGAACATGGGGTATATCATGCGCTGCATCCGGATCCGGCACAAAGCTCTGCTTCTCCGTGTTGGGATTGAACACCTCCGGCTGCGGGATCCTTACTGGGGATGCCCTTATCTTAGCAAGGACAAGTGCAGGAACATTCATCAGGTGAAGTTGGTGATCAATGATATCAATACGGATCCTGCCGACAATGGACGGATCCTTGAGGCAGAATACCTGGAGACAACCATCACGGATGTAGATCTGGAGATCATAGCAACTGAGTATTCCGGAGAGATCAAGTTCCTCCAGGGATGGTATGCGAGCTATAAACCGTTGCCCAGGGTATTTGTCGAGGAAGTCATCAAGTATTACCGGAACAAAACGGAGCTGAAGGGGGTGGTCGGACAAGAGATCTATTATGACAAAGCAAAAGCTTTGCTTAATAGTCTCTATTAGTGTGCGGAATGTGCGCGATGGATCCGGTAAAACACAGACAACTTTTCCGGCAGGTGGGAGATTATGAGGAGGATCACAGTGAGACGGACGAGGCCCTATTGGAAAAAGCAAACAAAAGATCCATGTTCAGCTATGCCGTTGGATGCTGGACAACAGCCTGGGCAAGACTCGAACTCGAGAAGGGGATCCGGCTGGTCCACGAGACTCCGGGAGCTGATTTTATCTATGCCGATACTGACTCTGTTAAGTATATTGGCTCTGTTGATTGGACTTGGTACAATAATCGTTGTATATCTGAGTGCAAAGAATCTGGCGCATTTGCTGTGGATCCTGCTGGAGTGACACATTATATGGGTGTTTTTGAATCGGAAGATGATCCGGAGAAAGGATACTGCTATTATGAATTCAAGACCCTGGGCGCGAAAAAATATGCGTTCAATAAGGAACCTGGTGGAAAAACGTTTGTCACTATTGCGGGAGTCAATAAAAAGAAAGGCGGAGCGGAACTGGATAAACATGGTGGTTTACCCGCCTTTGCGGAGGGTTTTATTTTCCGGGAAGCGGGTGGCACTATGGCCGTGTATAATGACGCGCCTGACATGGAACCTCAGGAGATTGATGGACACATTCTTCGAATTACTTCTAATGTGGCTATCCTCCCTTCTACGTATCGTCTCGGAATCACCGGGGAATACGAAAGAATAATTACTTATTTCAAATCCTATCTTGACAACCCATATGTACTTTAATAAAATTATTACGGTTGGATCCGGCGAGCGCGGACGAAGCTGCTCACCTGAGTGCTAACAACATAGATCTCACACTGAATATCATCAAGTTAAGCACGGACTGTGCCAAGACCCGGATCCAGCGAGTAATAGGCACCCGTAAGGACACAAAACACAAGGAGGACGAAAACATGGAAATCATCAAGAAAACCGACAACATCACCGCTGCTGAGATGTTCAGCATGACCAAGGGCAACGAGGTCCGCAAGATGACGGATGCCAAGGGAGAGATCCTGGACATCCTGGCCTATATCATCTACAAGGATGATAAGGGTGACGGATCTGAGCCGGTGACTGTCATGTCCATCAAGACCACGGAGGGCGCGATGTACGCGACCAACTCCAAGACCTTTATCCGGAACTTCTCCGACATCCTGGCCATGTCCGAGAGCTGCGGAGAAGAGCCTCCGACCCGGTTCAAGGTGGGATCCGCGCGGAGCAATGCTGGCCGGGAATATCTCACCTGTGATCCCGCGTGAAGATCTACCAGGACACCGGCTATGTAAATATTGAAGGGATACTCCGGGAGGGGTATCCCTTCATATTTTGCTGCGGAGGCCGGGGAACAGGGAAATCATTTGGAGCCTTAAAAACGGCCAGGGATCAGAAGAGGAAATTTGTTCTGCTCCGAAGGCTTCAGTCCCAGGTGGATCTGATCAGCAAGCCGGAATTTTCTGTTTTCAAACCCCATAACAAGCTGCTGGACTTTAATGTCATCCCGGAAAAGGTGAGTAAATACAATTCGGCCTTTGTGGAAAATAATGAGCAGATCGGATACACAGCAGCCCTGAGCACTATATCCAACATGAGAGGCTTTGATGCCTCGGATGTGGATCTCATTATCTTTGATGAGTTTATCCCTGAGAAACATGAACGGCCTATAAAGAACGAGGCAAAAGCGTTGTGGAACGCATACGAGACAATCAACCGTAACCGGGAGCTTACTGGAGTGCCTCCTGTGCAGCTGCTCTGCCTGGCCAACTCCAATGAGATTGCCAATCCTGTCTTTGAGGATCTGGGTCTCATCCGGATTGCAGACCGGATGCAGAAAAAGGGGACAGAGGTCTGGACGGATGACAAGCGGGGAATCATGCTGATCATGTTACAGAGATCTCCCATCAGCAAGGAAAAGGGAAATACTGCTTTGTATCATCTGACAGCCGGGACTGAATTCGCTCACATGTCCCTGGATAACTCATTCAACCTGGACAGATCACACATCCGGCCCCGGCCCCTGGCTGAGTATCTTCCGGTATGCCAGATCGGAGAGCTCTCCCTCTATCGGCATAAGAGCGAGCCCAGACTGTATGGAACCACTCACCAGGCGGGAGTATTTTCCCGGAAATACGGATCCAGCGAGACAGACAAGCTCTATTATCGGAGGGTCTTCTATCATCACTGGGAGATGTACATCTCCAATCAGATTGACTTTGAGGATGTGCTCTCTGAGAAGCTGTTCTTGCATTTTTGGGAATAATAAATATAATAGGAAGCGAGGGGCAGGGCTGCCCAGTGCAACTCCCGGAAGGAGGGGCGTGACCCGCACAGTCATAAGGCCCTGCCCTTTGCCATATTTTGGAGGGAAGGAGGACGGAAGGATGGAGACGATTATATCACTTATCCAGTCGGTTGGCTTCCCTATCGCAGTGGCGATTGCGATGTTTATCATGCTCCAGGGAGAACAGAAAGAGCATAAAGCTGAAAGCCAGCAGATCCGGGACGCTGTGACAGATCTGAAAATTGAGTTTACTGAAACCATTCACAAGCTAGAAAGCAACACCACAGAGGCCATCAACAATAACACGCTGGTCATCCAGAAATTGCTGGATAAGCTGGAGGAATCAAAATGATTACCGGAAAGGAATTTGCAGTACAGGCCATGTCCTCCAAGTACAACGGCATCCCCTATTCCAAGCTGGACTGCCAGGGCTTTGTGGAGGAAGTGACCAAGGACGCAGGGATCCGGAAGCCGGACGGCAAGGTATATAATTGGAAGGGATCCAATAGCATGTGGAGAACCATCTCCGGCTGGAAGGGGACCGTCCAGGAGTGCCGGGACCAGTTCGGATCCATTCCAGAGGGCGCATGGGTCTTTATCCGAAGGACTGACGGAGGTGAGACGGACCGTGGTTATAATGATAACCTGGGGAATTTCGCTCATGTTGGGATTTTCTGTAAAGACTGTTCTCAGCCTGTGCGGGATTCCACCCGGTACACAGGCCGGGACGGAGTGGGCTACCGGCCACTGAAATCCTTTACCCATGTCCTGCTGCCGGACTTCATCAGCTACCAGGCGAAAAACACATCTGACATCCTTCCGGTCATCCGGATCCTGCGGGATCCGGCATCACCGGATGATGAATATCTCAAAGCACTTGAAACCTTAGCAAACTATCTGAAAGGAGTGTAACACATGACCGCCCAGGAAATCATCCAACTTATGAACGGAGGATTTACACATGACGAAATTATCGCACTTACACAGACACCCGCAGCTGCTGCCACTGACACCGTTCCTGCTCCTGCACCGGCTCCGGAACCCCAGCCCTCACCGGTTGTCGAACCCACTCCGGCCCCTGTCCCGGCCCCTGCCCCGGCACCCGCGCCGGAACCCGCTCAGGCACCTGCACCGGCTGATCCTCAGCCGGATATGGTAAAGCTCGTCCAGGGGATGATGGCAGCTCAGATGGAAATGCAAAAGCAGATGGCAACCCTGACAAGTGCGATCCAGGCCAACGCGATAGCCAACAGCCAGATACCCGGAGGCAATCCGAACCCTCCGGACGCGGCAGCAGCCCTGGCTGAAATAATCAGACCATCCAGAAAGGGGGGGTAAATAATGGACAGGGATCTTGCCCAGAAACTTATTGATGTGGTGGAACGCGCCACAGCAGCCCTGGAGAGGCTGGCCCCGGAACCGGAGGCCAAGCCGGAGGCCAAGCCGGAAGAAAAACCGGCAAAAGCCACAAAGAAATGATAAGGAGGTATTAATCCAATGAGCGTGAACACCGTACCCTTTGAGCAGTGTGCAACGATCCTGACCAGCCTGTACAAGCAGGCCACAGGCCGGGATGTGGTTGTCTCCACTGAACCGGATTTTGTATCCGTTGCCACCACAATGATGTCCCTCAAGAAGGATATCATCTATGATGCTATCAACGAGGTCCTGTCCCGGACGATCTTTTCCATCCGTCCGTATGAGGCAAGATTCAAAGGCCTGGAAAAAGATCTTCCTACCTGGGGAGGCTATATGCGGAAGTTGTCCGTTGTGGATGATGACTGGGCAGCCAACCCCGCGTATGCGTGGCCGGTTGCCTACGATGCCACCCAGACCCCGCCCTCCGGCAACGGTCAGTCTTTCGATCAGTTCCAGATCCGAAAGAATGACATCGTTGAAACCTATTTCATGGGACAGTCCGTATTTGGAGACAAGTACACTGTCTGGGATAACCAGCTGGAGCCCAACTTCCGTGGATCCGCTGAAATGGGAAGCTTCTTTGCGATGCTTGCCACCCACATGAACAACAAGGTCGAATCTGCGAAGGATGCACTCAGCTCCGGCCTGATCTCCAACCTGATCGGATCCCTGCTGGCTGAGAACAGCGCGGACCGTGTTGTCCATCTGCTGACTGAGTACAACACCCTGACCGGCTCCAGCTTCACGGCCCTGACGATCCGTCTCCCGGGCAACTGGGGACCCTTCCTGAAATGGGTGTATGGACGGATTGCGTCCCTGGCCAACAAGTTCAAGGCCCGGTCCGTCAAATGGCAGACCACGATTACCGGCAAGCCTGTCCCGCGTCATACTCCGTATGAAAAGCAAAAGCTTTACATTCTGGACGATGACCGCTACATGATGGAAGCTCAGGTCCTGGCTGACACGTTCCATGATAACTACCTCAGCCTGGCCGATGTGGAATCTGTTCCCTACTGGCAGGGACTGGACGAGCCGGACAAGGTGATCGTCAAGCCCAGCTACACTGGCGCGAACGGATCCATTATCACCCCTCAGTCTGCGATCACGAAGACCGGCATCTTTGCCCTGCTGTTCGATGAGGACGCGATCGGATGGAGCATGATCCATCAGAACATTGCCCCAGCGCGGAATGTGGCTGCTGAGTACACCACATACTGGTACAACATGACCATGCGGTGTTTCCAGGACAACACTGAGAAGGCCGTTGTGTTCCTGCTGGACTAAAACCCTGACTCCCAGGGGAGAGCTGGATTACGGCTCTCCCCTGTTTTCAACGGAGGGATTTTATGCAGATTACACTTTATTCCGGTTTTAAGAAGAAACGGAACAGCACCAAGCAGCCCGGATCCGGACAGAGCAGCATGGTCCTGACAGGGACCCTCAAGGAAAACTGCTCTGTTCTTAATCCTGTCATCCGGATCAACAGAGTGATGGGAGATGTGGTCCCGCAGGGTTTCACCTATGCGTATATTCCGGATTTTGACAGATATTATTTTGTGACCGGAGTGGCCTGGAGCAAGCCCTTCTGGGAGATATCCATGACCGTGGATGTCCTGGCAAGCCATAAAGCACAGATAGGCCTCAGCTCTCATTATGTCCTCCGGACGGATAGCACAACAGATTTTAATCCTCAGATAACAGATACCATGTATCCCGCGACCAATGACATAGATCTGTATCAAATTTCCCTTAATTCAACTTTTGTCAGCAATATCTCAAACGGCACATATATAGTGGGAATTATCTCCGGCAATGACAGCAACGCTGTAGGAGCTATTTCCTATTATGCTATGAGTGCTTCTGAATTCGGAGATTTAAAAGAGGCTCTTCTGTCAGATAATAACCTGATTACTATGGGCATGGCAGAATCTGATGGCCAGGGAGGATTGGCTCCGCTTATCAATGACATGTCCCTGGAGATGCTCAAAGCAATGTATAACCCCTATCAATACATTGCATCTTGCATGTGGTTTCCATTCCCTAAGAGTGCGATCACTTCAACGGCTGTCACTCATATTAAGATTGGCTGGTGGAATTACTCTCTGAATGGAAATATTATTAATGCTCAAAATCTTGTATTGAGAGAAGGTCCCACAGCTATCCACAGGCATCCAGCAGCTGCATCCAGGGGATCTTATTTGAATTATGCTCCATATACAAAGTGCACGGTGTACGGTATTTATGGCAGCACTCCCATTGACCTGACATATTTTGACCAGGATGATGACACACTGATCCTGCATTATATTGTAGATCTTATAACAGGCCAGTGCCGAGTAAGATTCGAAAGTTATCAATCCTCTGAAAGCTCACCGCATTATCATGTACTATGTGAAAAAGATTTTCTGTGTGGAGTGCCTATTCAGCTGGCCCAGATCGCGACTGATTACCTGGGAGCAGCTGTCACTGCTGTTGATGCCACAGCCAGTACAGTGCAGAACGCAATGACGCTCAATATAGGAGGGGCAATCTCCAGCGCAGCGCATGGGATTTATAATACTCTTAACGCGACCATGCCTCAGCTGGCCACATCAGGGACTAATGGATCATTTATGATTACTGACGATTACTTGAAAACGACTTTCAGTTATCAGCACTTCAATCTCACAGACGAGGACATCACCCACAAAGGAAGACCCCTGTGTGAGATCCGTCAGATCAATACCCTCTCCGGATATATTCTTTGTTCTGATGGAGACTTTGATATCTCCTGTATGGATGAAGAGAGGGGAATGATCACGGACTTCCTGACATCCGGTTTTTTCTGGGAGTGATTGCATGGCTGTAGAAGAATATGACGGATGGAAAGTTGAGCTTAATACTTACTGGCACACAACTGATGTAAGGATTTATGATCCATCAGATGCCCAGATATTCAACATGAACAAGGTCTATGACTACTTCATTAATCTGGGATGGACACCTAATGCTATTGCAGGGATGCTCGGTAATATGATGGTAGAATCCACTGTAAATCCCTGGCTGTTTGAACATCGCAGTTTAACCTGGGATGATGTGGCAGCCATCCTGGCAGACTCCGGAGGTATGGGTCTTACACAATGGACTCCATGCAGAAAATATTATAACTGGGCTCTTGATGAGCAGCTGGATCCTAAATCTGGAAATACCATGACAGCCAGAATAGAGTACGAGCATCAGAACAATTTACAATGGTCACTGGATAATATACTTCATTATACCTGGGAAGATTTCGTGACAAGCACTGAATCACCGGAGACGCTGGCAAGAGTTTTCTTGTGGGCCTATGAACGGCCAGCGGATCCGGATGTAACACAACGGCAAGCTAATGCTCGCTGGTGCTTTGATAATATTCATGGCTCTGGAATTCGCAAGAACCTTATGATATTATTGAGTAAAAACAGGCGAAAGGAGTTGAAAAGACGATGCCTGCGGGTGTAGGATATGGAATCCCGGAAAACTACAACTATATTAACATGTATAACTCATGCTTTTCTCCCAGCACTGTACATACCAAAAACACAGCACTCCAGAAATTCTTCAAGCGTTATCTCTTCCAGAAAGCTGTGGGTGTATTCAAATGGACTCTGCCCAAGACCTGGAACCCCTTCTATTTTAAGTATGTGCTCTTCACCTGGGGATTTATCGGAGTTGTGGAGACCGACAAATTTGGTATAATCTGTCAGGCCGGCGCGCCTTATGGATATGACATTTATTATCAGCCCACAAATCTGATCATCACAAATCCACTGCTCAAAGGATCCCTTAATCCCCGGATTGGAGAAATGTGCTCGGTGATCAAGCTCCAGCCGGACTGGGGAGGCATCATGGACCTGGTGGATTATTACGCGGACATGATGGCCCTAGCTGCGGAAACTATGGGAGTTAACTGGATGAACAGTCATCTCAGCTACATCTTCCCGGCTGATAAACAGCCGGTTGCGGAAGCATTTAAAAAGATGTTTGACAGGGTAGCATCCGGAGAACCCGCAGTTGTCATTGACAAGGGTCTCTTCCGGGAGGATGGATCCGCGAGCTGGGAGCCCTTCACACAGAATATCGGCCAGAACTACATCGCGGACCGGCTAATCCTCGACCTCCAGAAGCTGGAGGATGAGTTTGACACAAAGATCGGCATCCCCAACGCAAACACTCAGAAGCGCGAGCGACTCATCACTGCGGAGGTGGAGGCCAACAATACGGAGACCGAAATCCTCGCGGATACCTGGCTGGAAAATCTCCAGCAGGGAGTTGAACAGACGCGGGAGCTGTTCGGCCTGACGGATCTGTCCGTCAGCCTCAGATATCCCAGGGAGGAAGGAGGAAACACAGATGCCTCAGGAGGGAAAAATCAGTCTGCTGGGCCTGGCGAATTGGGCGAGTGATCTATTTGACCTGATGAACTGGCCGGATCCGTTCCTGTCCCAGGAAGAGGGCGCGGATCCTGTTCTGGACAAGGATGCTTTCCTGGACGAGCTCTATGCACAGACCGCAGAGCTGGCAGTTATTTATCCGAATCCTGTTTTCATGAAGAGGATGATCGGATCCTGGTCAAAAACCCGGCTGCCGGTATGGAATGAGCTTTGGGCCACTACGCAGTACACCTACAATCCCATTGAAAACTATGACCGCATTGAGGATGGTACAGACACAGACACCCATTCCGGCACGGACACCTATGGGAACACCCTGGCCAGGACCGGGACCGATACCGTGACAGACACTCCGGATCTGCTGGTCTCGGAGGGAGCATACAATGCAAACACGGCAGATCCTGTAAACGGACTGACGCCCACCAGCCATCAGGGAGGCGAGACTGTTTCTGAAACTGAATACGGCAGCACAGATACAACAAACGGATCCACCCAGCACGGACACAAGATCACTACTAAACATGATCTGCATGTACACGGCAATATTGGGACGGTAACTGCCCAGAAGATGATCACAGAGCAGCGCGAAATTGTTTCCTTCAATTTCTATGATAAGATGATCCGTGATTTTATGGAACGGTTTTGTATTCTCGTTTATTAAGGAGGAGGAATAAATATGTATCCCTATTTCCCTAATGGGCCTTTTGGAAATATGATGCCCTATTCAAATTTCCATGGTATGAACTTGGACTGGGTAATCCAGATCGCTAAAGATTTCCTGGACCAGTACACCCACATCCAGGATGTGATCACAGAGGGAGAAACAGATCTTGAAAATAAGGCCACTGAGCTGGAGAACCTCCTTCAGCAGTGGTACGACACCCACTCACAGGATATCGCAGACGAGCTGGCCAGTGCGGTGGCTGCACTGGGAACAGCTATGACGGCCCGCATTAACGAGCTGAACGCAGCTGCGGACCAGAAAGCTGCTCAGACAATCGCCAGTATTCCGAGTGATTACACTGCTCTGGCCAATAGCGTGACCAACTTCACCGGATCCGAAGAAGCGAACGCTTTTAAGGATGGACCGACACTTCTTCCTGATGAGCTTTTTGTAAATATTGATAAGCTCATGAACGGTGCAGGTACCGCCCTCATCACCACATCCGGATATCAGACAACTGATTTCATCCCAATCCTGAGCAGTGATCTCTGCATTACCGGCAGTTTCTTCCCCTCCAGCTCTTATAGCAGCCTGGCCCTGTATGATGACAACAAAGACCCCATTGCTGTTATAAGAGGCGAAACCACAGTATATGCTTGCCAGTATCCGAAAGCCCGTTATTTCCGCGCCTCCCGGGACAATAACAACACATACTATGCTATGACTTGGAACAGCAATGATATTGAAAAATATTACACCGCAGCCCATCCAACAAAACTCCCGACCTATTATTATATTTATGATGGATATATCCTCCTGCCGAACGGTAATGCTGCATCCGGACATCCGTCCTGGGCAACAACAGATTTTATCCAGCTCACGCGGAAAGATACCATTTTCACCGGTAATTTCTTCCCTAATAATGTTTATCATACACTTGTGCTTTATGATATTAATAAGCAAATGATTGCGTACGCAACCGGTCACGATATCCTACGCGTGATTGATTATCCTGATGCTGTTTACTTCCGTGCTTCATATCCTACCGATACCGAAGAATATTATGTATTGATAAGCAACAACCACATGAACGAAGGGATCGAAGTACATGTAGGTGCTGGAATGGAATACACCACCCTCCGAGCTGGAATCGAGGCAGCTATCCAGGTAGCAAACAGTAAGGTTATCGTCCATGCGGGAGTATATGATCTGACACAGGAATTTGCTTCGGAAATAGCTGCAGCATCCGGAACAGCTGGCATAACATTGGCAAATAACGTAAATGTTATTTTCCTGGCAGGATCCTATATTAAAGCAATTTTTGAAACGAGCAACGAATGGATCAGCACATATTTTGAACCCTTCCGGGGCTATAATTTCACCCTGGACGGCCTTAATATTGAGGCAAAGAATTGTCGGTACTGTGTGCATGATGAACAGAGAGGAGCTGATATCCAGTATCATAATGTATATAAGAATTGCATTATGAAAATGGAGTGCCGGCAGAGCAGTGGAGCTACCTTCCTCTCTCCTCAGTGCATTGGAGGAGGCCTCGGGAAGCATGGGTATATTGAGATCATTGGAGGCCATTACACTTCCCTGGGTGATACCAACACAGGTGAAAGACCTTGCATCAGCTATCATAATGGATCCACAGCCGGATGTGATAGTAAGATCTTTATCAAGGATGTTTACCTGGCAGAGAGCACCGGATGCCTCAGATTTGGTTACTATGGGGTATCTACAATCAAGACCCCTGTGCTGGTCTCTGGATGCAGCATGGGCAGTGCAATTATTGAAAGAGCAGAGACCTCTTCCTCTACTGTGGATAACTTTGAAGTCATCGAATGGAATAACACAATCAGAAGCTGATAGCACATCATCAAAGGGCCTCGCATCATGCGAGGTCCTTTATTATAGTTTAATCCGGGCTGTGGGAAATGGCCTCGCACTGTTCCCATATTACGTTATGGG